CATCATATAGTTTTTCAGCAACAATTAGTGGTACAGATTCAACTCATATTGGAAATAAAAAATTTGGATTTACTTCTTATGCTTATGATGCGTGGCAAGATAATTATATAGACAACTTTGTTGGTGGTGATTTCTTACCAGCAACAATATCAGATGATTTTGATAGAGCAAATGCTGGTAGTCTTGGTACTACTCATTGGGACCAAACAGTAGGCGATGCTAATTGTACACATCAAATTCTTTCAAATAGAGTTAAAGGTACAAAAACAAGTGGTGATAGTGTAACATTTGTAAGTGAACACGCTATACATAAAACTGCTCTTACTTCTGCAAATGTTTTTGTAAGAGCCAAAATTAATATTCAATCACAACTATCTACTGTTGGTGGTTTAGTTTGTAGATGGACAAACAATACAAATTTTTATAGAATTATTACTGGTGCATCTGCGGCTGGGGCTTCTTCATTAACACTACAAAGAATTGTTAGTGGTGTTGCTACTAACGTTGCTCAAAATGCGTCGATACCCAATAGAACAGAAACGTGGATATTCATGGCAGTAGAAAGTAATAAATGGACCATTTTATATAGTCAAGCAGATGAATCTGGTTCTTTAACTGTTACCGATGCATATAATACAAGTAATAGAGAAGTTGGATTAATGTCATATTCAAAAATTTTAGCATATGATTTAAGTATTGATGATTGGGAAGCTGGTGATTTTCCATCTAAGGCATCAGCAATATACATAGAATTATTATTAAAAAGTGGGGTTATTAATTAATGGCTATTAAAGGAAATTCAATAAAAATAATTTATACAGCATTTGATGTTGCTAATAATGATTATAAAACAGGGGACGTTGCTAATCACACATTGGTATTAATCAAAGACGGTGTGTCTTCAACTCCGGGAAATTCACCCGCTGAAGTTAGTGGTGGTGAGTATAGTATTGAATTAACTACAACTGAAAATAATGCAAATATTTTGTGTCTGTTGGGCAGTTCTAGTACCGCCGATATTATAATTATTCCTGTTAAATGGCAAAATTATGAAACGATGCGTGGAACAGACAGTGCAAATACATCAACGCCACCAACAACAAATGAAATTAAAACAGCCATTGAAGCTGATGGTAGTAAGGTCGATTCGATTTATGATAAACTTCCTATTGGTGATATTGCGGATGAAGATAATTTGGTTACTGCCGCGCAAGTAGAGACCGCTTGTGATGCATCAAATGTTACATACGATGCCGCAACTGGTACAGAGTTAGCAACTGCCGTTTCAGATATTCGTGGTATAGATAGTAATGATTTAACAGAAATTAGTGATGAAATAGACGCTGTTCTTGGGGCTGTTCAATCAGGATTACCAGCAGAAACATTTGTTACTTATGGTTGGGTCGGAGCAGGAGATGACGATTCTGGTAGTTGGATTAATATTGCCGCCAATGACTCTGTTTATTGGGAATCTAGTGATAGTGCCGCCGAATATCTTAATCAATATATGTGGTTTGAATTACCCGTTAGTGGTTCTCCGGTATCTGTAGCTATTAGATGCCGTTATAATGCGGCTACTGGTAAATATATTAAGGTGTATGCTAATAACTTTGATTCTATTCATGGACTTTTTGATAATACAGCAACAGCAACAGACACAAATCCTTCAGTAATTACGTTATCAGATATTGATACTAATGTGGAAGAATTTGATATTGTTGGTGATGACCTTATTATTATGTCAGGAACAAATGCTACAGTAGGAGTATATACTATAGCAAGTGTTATTCATAATGTTGGTTTTGGTGATACACTTACACTTGATAGAAATTGTTCTAGCGGTGGTGTAGTATCAGATATTCATTTTCATGTTGTTGATTGGGATAACATTTCTGGTGATGGTATACAGCATAGAGTTGGTGATGATGTGGATTATGTATTTGCAACAAATAATCATCATGTTTCAGTAGATGAAATTACTAAACATGTTATTTTTAAGTTTGCTGATGATGATAATGGTAATATTAATACTGGTTATGACCTTAGATTGGATAAAGTATCGTGTATATATGAGACACTTGGAATAAATGTTAAGTGTACTCTTACTCCTGATTCTATAGATGATATTAGAACAGAAATGGAAAGCAGTGGTAGTATACTTAATACTGTAAGCAGTAAACTTCCTACTGGTACGATTACAGATACTACTGATATTCCTACGGCTGTTGAGATTAGAACAGAAATGGAAAGCATTGGAGAAATGCTTCAAACAATTTATTCTAAATTACCGGCTACTGATATTCCTACAGTAAGTGAAATTAAAACTGGTTTGGAAGCTATTGGTAGTATTTTATATACTATTAATAGTAAACTTCCAGCGGGTGATATTGCTGAAGCAGGCGGCACTGGTGCTACTGTAAGTGACGTTGAAAGTATAGTTGAAACTGGAAGTACAAAACTTGTTGCTGTCTATGACAAACTTCCTAGTGATGATATTGCAGGCAAGGCGGATGTGGGCGGAGGAACCGTTGTTAATATATATGAAAGTGAGCTTGAATAATGTCTACTAGAATATTAAACTCTGGTGATTCAGCAAAGTTAACTGCTAAATTTTATAAGAATGGTAGATTATTTGACCCGTTTTCTATAGAAGATGTTCAGATAAGATATAATAATACAACTGTTAAAACTCTTACACCTAAAAAAGAATCGGTTGGAGAATATTATGTAACTTTTTCTACATATTCTATGGAAGCAGGTAGTTGGATTGATAGATGGATTTGGACCGCGCTCGATGGTATGATTTCAAAAACTGATAATTATGATTTTTCTATTATTGGTTATGTTGAAAAAAATGTTCTCGTGCCGGACGGTCCCTTTGCAAAAGATAAATTTTTTAATCAATTTAAAGATTCGGTTGAACAAGAAGTTTGGGGTAATTATTTTAACGAAGTTATTAATATAAATGGGTTAGAAGTTATTTTTTATCTAATAACAAAATATTTATCTGAAGGTAACGAACTTCGCGGCGAAGATGAATTAGTAGAATATGGTGCTAAGGTTAGAACAAAGGGTTATTATGAACCGTATGACCCTGCGGCTAGTTTTGGTAAATTTGGTATAGTGCCTACTGATGAAGTTCAATTAGTTATTCATAAAGAAACATTTGCAAAGTTGGCAGTAGAATCAACAAACCCTGAAGGATATTTAAGAGCCAATGTTTATCATTACGGAGATGAAGAAGATGCACAGTTGCAACCCATTGAAGGTGATTGGTTTTATTTTCCTTTAATGGAATGTTGGTTTGAAATAGTTGATGTTGAAGATTATAATCCTACTGTTTTACAATCAAGACCTGTTTGGATGATAACAGGAACTAGAAGAATCTTAGAAGGTCAAACAATAACATTAACACCGAGTGCCGGAAATTTTGCTTCTGATATTGATGATACATTGACAATCAATGAAACAGTTTTAACTGTTACGCCGTCTGGATATACAGAAACTTCTTTAGGAAATAATATGTGGGGATAAAACATGGCAAGTGATTTTGAATATTTTCATAGTATAGATAATATAACTGCGGCTTTCATGGGCTTATTTAGTGGCTTAAAAGTTTTTCAATTTGACACTGAATGGAATAATAAAGGTAGTATTGATGTAGATGTTTTTCTTTCTCCTAAACATAGAATTATGTATTCATTAAAAAATGCATTGGATGAAAAAACTTCTGATATTAATTTGCCTGCTATTAGTATTCATTTAGATAATATTTCAGTAGCAAAAGATGTGGTCGGAAGAGGATTATTCGAGAAAAGAAAATTGGTTATATTTGATTCTAATGAAGGTTACGAAACTGATATTCAACCCGTTCCTATTAGATTGTCATATAGTGTTTCTATATGGACATTTTATATGGAACATGGAAAACAATTAATTGAAAAAATTATTCCTATGTTTGTTCCGTCGTTTCCGTTAAGAGTGAAAGAAAAAAATTTGGCTAATTTATCTAGTGATGCCGTTGTTAGTATGCAATCAGATATTCAAATTGATGTACCTGATGAATATGGACACAATGAAAGACCACTGTATAGATGGAGTTTAACCTTTGAAGTAATTGGTTGGGTTTATAGACAAACAAGTGATTCGAATATAATCAAAAAAATCAATGTAAATACTATAGATTCTTATTATGCAGACGGTGAAACAATTGTAGTATCTGCGGCTCCGGGAAGTGTGCCACCATTAGATGATAAAGATATTATAGAAAAAATAATTGATTACTAAAAGTTTTATATGTAAAGGTTAATAATGAATGAAAACATAGATTTTGATGAATTGGGAAAAAATTCTGGAATTGATTATGAGTGTGAAGATATGATGTTAAAAAAGTTTAAGGACTCCGCCGAAAAATTAAAAGAACTCAAAAAAGAAATTAAAAACATAGATGATGTTGAGGACTATAGTGAAAAAATTATTAGGCATTTAATTGATAATGGTTTAGAAATAGTTGAGGTGTTGTCTGTGCAAATTTGTGTTGAACCTAAATCAAGAAATTTTGAAGTTATGTCTAGTTTGTATATTTCTTTGAACTCTTTATTAGAACGAATAGATAATATGAAGAAAGGCACAAGACAACTTGATTTAAGAGAACAATCATTGAGTCTAAAGGAAGGACCGAGTAACGTTACAAATAACATTTTAGTTTATGGAAATAGTAATGATGTTATACGTATGATAAGAGATGGTTCTGAAGATGAAGTTTTAGAAGGAGAGTTTAAAATAAATGATGCCTAGAATTAATGACGCGACCGTTGCAGAAATTAAAAAGCCGGGGATGCGCTCACCTTATACTAAAGAACAACTTTTAGAATTAAAACGTTGTATGAATGATGTTGTTTATTTTGCTGAACATTATTTTTTTATTACTCAACCTGCCGCCAAAAAGAAAAAGAAATTAATTAAGCTATACGATTTTCAAAGAGACAAAATGTTAAAGGGGTTTGTTGAAAAAAATAGAAATATTATTTTATCAAGTCGGCAAGTCGGTAAGACAACTGTCTCATCAATTTATTTATTATGGCGAGCAATATTTGAAGAAAATATTAATATAGGTGTTGGTTCTAATAAGAAATCAGCCGCCAAGGATTTTATGGAAAGAATAAAATTTGCCTATAGAGAACTTCCAGCATGGATGAAACCCGGTATTACTGAATGGAATAAACAAAACATTTCATTTGATAACGGTAGTAAAATTAGTGCGCAAGCCACAACAGCGAACTCATTTCGTGGTTCATCATTAACTATTTTGATGCTGGATGAATTTGCTCATATCGCTCATCACGTCGCGGATGATTTTTGGAAGTCTGTTTTCCCTACTATTTCTGGTGCTTCTGATAAAGATAATGGTAGTGAAATTATAATTGTAAGTACACCTAAAGGTATTGGTAATTTATATCATAAAATTTGGGTTGATGCCACAAGAGGAAAATCTTCATTTAATCCTGTTAGAGTTGATTGGTGGGAAGTTCCCGGCAGAGATGAAGCATGGAAAAAACAAATTATTGCTGACTCTTGTCATGGTTCAATGGTTACATGGAATCAGGAATATGGAAATAAATTCCTAGGTTCTGAATTGACATTAATTGATTCAAGGGTTCTTGAGCGTTTAATATATAAAGACCCGGTCGAAGATTATTGGGATAAAGATTTTAAAATTTATGAATCACCTAATAAAAAACATGAATATGTGATAGGTGTTGATGTAGCTAAGGGCACAGAAAATGATTATTCTGTAATGCAAATATTAGATTTATCTTCTCAACCTATTAAACAAGTAGCAATTTATAGGTCTAATACTATCAGACCAAATACCTTTGCGAGTGTTGTTAATAAAATAGGTGAAATGTATAATGATGCTTATATTATTATTGAAAATAATAGCATCGGTGACGGAGTTGTTAATATATTATGGGATGATTTAATGTATGAAAATTTGTTTGTTGATTATAAAACAAACGACGTTGGCATCAATGCTAATGTAAAAACTAAGTCTATTGCTACAGACATTTTAAAAGCATATATTGAAGAAGGTTTTGTAGAAATTATTGACAGCGAAACCATTACTGAGTTGAGTGGTTTTGTCAAAAAACGAAATAGCTATTCTGCTGATAATAATATGCATGACGATTGTGTTGTTTCATTGTATTGGGCATTATATTTTTTAACAACATCATATTATGAAGATGTTAGTTTTCTCAATAAGAAAACGTGGTCACATGAAGATGCACAAAAGAAACAAGATATTAATTTAAAAAAAGAAAAATTACGTAGAAATATTATTGATGATTTAAATTTAGACAGCGACGAAGCACCAACTGGATTTTTTGTTAATTCTGAAGTAAATGATGATGAAAGAGAATTATTAGAGTTTATAAGGGAATAGTAGAAAATTATAAATAATAGTGACGATTGTATACAAATGAATGGAGGAAATATCTATGGCTGAAAAATTATCTCCACAAGTTATTGTGAGAGAAATTGATTTATCTCAAACAGTGCCAGACGTTTCAACTACTGCCGCTGGTTTAGTTGGGGTATCTTGTCGTGGTCCTGTTAAAGAGAGAACGCTTATAACATCTGAAGCAGATTTTGTAAGATTATTTGGGTCTCCGGCAGACTTGCTTGACGCTCAAATTGGTACAGATAGAGAAGAATGTGTGGCGAATACTTTTTGGACTGGACAAAAATATTTAGAAGAAGGTAGAAGATTATATTTTGCTCGTGCCGCAACGGACTGGTTAAGATGTGCTTCCTTATGTGTTAGTGCTGGCGAATCAACTTTATCTGATTCTAGTAGTGCTGATAATGAATGGGCTGATGTAATTGCACCATGTTCAACAACATCACCTTGTGTTAGTGCTTATCCTATTAACAGTGATACATGGAAAGTTGCTGATACATGGTTAGGTGTTTATGCTAAAGGAGCGGGCGAATATTATAATGGCGTTTCGGTTGCTGTTATTGACAGTAGTACAATGACAGTTTTAAAACAATTTAAGAAAGACGTTTCGGTTTCTAGAACTAACACTTCTATCAGTGATGCCGCAAGTGCTTTCCAATATAGTTTACAAATTAATAATAGTTCTGATTATAGACCGGGTACTAAATTTGATTCAAATGTTGTTGATTCAACATTCTTTGACGATTTAATTAGTTGGACAAGTACTAATGCATATGTAGATACAGAACTGTTAGATTATTATACTATGAGTGAGTATATTCCTATTGCATCAGACAAAGAATTCTTATTCTTAGTTTGGTCTCCTGACCAAGAGTATCCACAAGATGCTGAAATTTTATCAACGTTACCAACTAAAAGTAATTTTGCTGAAAATCTTGACTCTGATTTTATTGGTGTTTCTGTGACAAATAGTTCGTTACCAATTTCATTTAGTAAGTCATCATTGTCAGGTGGTATGCGTGATGATTCAACATTTAGTGTTAACGATTCTGCTGGTGCTGGTGGTGAAATTATTGAATCAATTAAAACTAACTTTGGTAATCCTGAAGATGTTGAAGTTGATATGTTACTTGACCCCGGTTATTGGCAGTCAGGCGATGACGTTTCGTTGAAGCAAGAATTAATTAACATATGTGAACAACGTATGGATTTAATGACTATTCTTTCATTTAGACCTTCTGAATTTGTTGATGCTTACGGTAACGCAGAATCAGATAATGAAATTATGGATATGATGTTAGACGCAATGGAAGACTTTAATATTGATTCTAACTATGGTTGTATTATGGGTAATGCGGCTAGAATTTGGGATTATTACGCTGATAAGGCAAGATGGATTCCTATGGCTGGTATCGTAGCAAGTAAATTCGTTTATACGGATAAGATTTCAGATGTTTGGTATGCGCCAGCCGGATTGACTAGAGGAACTATTAACAACGTAATTAAATTAGCGTGGAATCCAAGTAAGGCTGAACAAGAAGTATTGTATCCTAATAGAATTAATCCTGTTGTTGATTTCAAAAACGGCGGTATTGTTATTTGGGGTCAAAAAACTCTTCAAAGTTTTAAAAGCTCTTTTGATAGAATTAATGTTAGACGTTTATTCATCAAGATTGAAAAGGCTATTAAAGTTGCCGCCAGAACTTATTTATTTGAATTGAATAATGATATAACAAGAAGTAGGTTTATCAGTAGTATAGCACCATATTTAAAACTTGTAAAAGATAATTTAGGAATTGAAGAATTTCAAATTGTGTGTGATTCATCAAACAACACAGCACAAGTTATAAATAATCTTGAATTTGTTGCTGATATTCTTATCAAACCTGCTCACGCGATTGAGTTTATTACATTGAATTTTGTTTCGGTTGCGAGTGGTGTAGAATTTAGTGAAGTTTATGGAGCTAGATAAATTATAATTGATGTGGGGGGAAAATAATTCCCCCCATATTGAAAGGAGAGAACATGATTAAAAAGGTGAACGTGAGCGATTTTATTATAAGTTTGATAGATAATTCATTTGGTGAAAAAACAAAGGTTTTTAAAGAAAGTTTTGATGAAAAGTTAAAGAGTATTTTAGAAGTTGATGACAATGAAGCTGAAGGTGGAGAAAATTATAAGGGAAAAGATAAGAAGAAAAAAGTAAACTTTGACGCCGGAAGTGAAATTGAAGAAGAAGACGAAGAAGATGTTGATGATGATACTGATAAAAAGAAAAAGAAAAAGTCAGATGATTCTGAAGAAATGGATGAAGAAGAAGTTCCTGCTAAGTTTAATTTCAAGAAAAAGAAAAAAGAAGGCGACGGCGATGCTGATGAAATTGAAGAAGAAGAAGAAGAATTTAATTTCAAGAAAAAGAAAAAGTCAGACAAATCTGAAGATGACGAAGACGATGACGACGAAGAATAAAAAGATTAAAGGGGGGGCAAAATGCCAACTTTCACAATAGATAGTTTTAAAGATATGTTGAATAGAAAAGGTGGAATAGCTAGACCACAATTTTTCTTAATTGAAATTCCTAGACTTGAGACTGAAGGTGGGTCTGAAAGTTTAACTGCTCTATCAAGAGCAACATCATTGCCCGGACGTTCATTAGAAAACATTCCTATTCCTATTCATGGTATGAATTTAAATGTTGCTGATAATGCTGATTATGACCCTTGGACAGTTACAATGATGGCAACAAATCATATGGCAGTTTATAAGGCTTGTTATGAATGGCAACGACAAGCGTTTGACCCTCATACTCAAACTGCTGGTCTACCGTCACAATATAAAGTAGATGGTGCTGATTCAATTAAAATTAGTTTACTTGCACCTAATAATCAAGGACATATGCCTGTTTATACTACTATATTAAGAGGAGCATATCCTTTAACTCTTGCTCCGTTAGAAGTTGGACATGAAGCAAACGCGCCTATCACATTTGATATTACTTTCCAATATGATTATTGGGAACCAACATATTTTGATACTGGTAGTTTTAGCGCAATCGCTATGAATGCGGCTGACATAGCTCAAAGAGTTAATTCAACTATTCAGCTTGTAACAAGTTTTTTCTAAAAATTAAAATTGGAGAATGATATATGAATAAATTGAGTGAAATCCTTGCTAATCAAGCAATGGATTATGATAGCGTTCCAGAGAGATTAGTAAAAGTTTCATACGATGACAGAGAAATTTTAATTCGTTCTATGCGAGTCAAAGAACACAAAAAAGTATTAAGAGCAATTGAAGAAGATGATACAGATTTACTTCGGATTGCTCTTGATAATATTTTGAAATCGTGTATAATTAAACCAGCATATAAAACTTTGTTTGCTAATGATATTGATATTTTACTGGCAAATCTACGTTCTATTTCATTAGGTGAAACTCTTGAGTTTAATATTAAGTGTAACAATCCAGAATGCAAAAAAGAAATAACTGAAACTATTGATATGGAAAAAGATATTACGATTAATCCTTTACCGGATGAATTGAAAAATAAAAAAATTGAAGTCAAGGACGGCAAATTAATTTTAACTATGAATCCTATTAGATTAAGTAAGAATGATGAGAAAAAAGAATATGTAGATGAAAATAAGATTGAAACGTTTAGTTATATTGAGAATAAATATTTGGATATTGCCTGTCACATTGATAAAATTCAAATGATTGAGAATCAAGAAGTAGAGTTTAATTTAAAATCTTGTGTGGATTTGGTTGATAGTTTATCTGATGGTGATTTTAATAAACTCGATGATTATAAAAAAGAAGTTGAAAAATATGGCTACACCATTGACAAGAAAATTAAATGTGATGAATGTGGTAAAGAAATTGCATTGGAGATTAATGCTATAAATTTTATCATATAATGAGTAATGAAAAATATGTTCATTTTGTTTTTAGTATCTTGAATTTTTTGAATTTGTCAAAAACCATGTCCTTTACATACCAAGATTTAATGTCCATGCCCTTGATGGAATTTTATATGTATTATGAATATTTAAAAAATAATGCAGAACAAAAGGAATAAAATGATTCCAACAAATAGTAATTCAGCTATTAATGGTACTATTGGACAAATTAAAGCCAGTAGTGCAGAAACATCTCAAATATTTGAAAATCAAAAATTTATTTCAAATGATTCTCAAGAATTAAGAAGAGAATTGATTGAAATGAAAAGGGGTTATCTAAAGGGCGAAGGCAAGTCAGATGAATTGTTAGAAAAAATAGAAGAATTAAAAACTAGTTTAAGTGATGATAAGACAGCTGTTGTAGATTTGGTTCAAACAAAATTGGACCAAGAATTACAAGATTTGAAAGATAAATTTTTACCAATTACAAAAACTATTGATGGCGTTAAAAAAACATTCAGCACTATTAAAAATGTTTCAACTGATATTGTTGACGGTGTGGCACGGTTGGCAAGTGGAGATGTTTCGGGTATTGTAAGCCTTGTTAAAAAGAGTGCTTCGAGTGCTGTTAGTGCAATAGGTAGTAAAATTAGAAAATCTTATATTGCGAAAAGAACAAAAACGTTAACAGCGGAAGCAGAAGCCGAATTAAATGTAGAACAAGGTACACCAGACCAACAAGAAATTACTAATAACCAGAATAAAATATTAAACGCTACAGATGCAAACACTGAACGTCTTAATATTTTACATACAAAATTTACTGCCGCGCTTGCATTAGCTAAAAAATTTATTACTGGTGAAGCTGAAAAAGATGCAGAAGAAGATGCAGAAGAAGAGTTTGGTGAACTTGAAGAATCTGCTGGTAGAAAAATTAAAGGTGTGGTTTCAAAAGCTGGAAAATTTTTTGATATATTAAAAAATCCTTCAAAGATTTTTGGAAGTATAGCAACGTTCCTTGCTTCTACTGTAGTACCGGCACTTAGCGCACTTATAGTTCCTTTACTTATAGTAGGTGTCGGCGCACTTGTAGCCACTGGAGTTGCTAAAGTTGTTAATATTGTTGTAGATAAAATAGCGGCTGATTATGATGCAATGATGGAACGCGAAGCCGCTAATGCTCGTGGTTATCAAAAGTCAAAAGAAGGATATAGGGCTACTGAAGCTGGCGCATTAAGAAGTCTTAATGCTGATAGAGAAAGTGGCAAAATATCAGAAAAAGAGTATCAATCTCGTAAGTCTGCCGCTATTAATAAAAA